TATAATTGGGTACATGGAAACCACCTGCATTCATATCTTGGTTAATTTCAGTGCCATTAATATAAACTCTTACAACACCTACGTGATATGCTTCTGCAATAATTCTTACAACATTTGCTGCCTGAATGGTGTCGGATCCTACTGAAATATTAGAACTAGAATCAAATGACCCACTAGAATGTTTTACCAGTATTTTATCTGAAGTAACACTAACAATAGTAGCTGTATAACCACCAGTCTGTGTAATAGTAGCATCTGATACAAACCCTGTAGTAGAAGGAGAACCAGTAAGAATAATATATCCACCAGTATTATCTATTGTCTGCTCTGTTTTAATATTAAACTGTTGAGTTTTATTAAGTACATCAAGACCTGTAAGAATAGTTGTTCCTGCACTGACATTATCATAGTTAAAAGTTTTATCTGATAGAGATACATTTAACTGTTCGTTATCACCTAAATATAGTGAAACGTCATTAGTCTTTTGTCTGAATTCTTCAAAGGTGTTAGATTTAAATATTCTAGTTTCTTTATTGGCCATTATTTCTTACCTAAGCTTTTTAGCAATGATTTTAATTCTGCAATATCATCTTTCATTTGTTTGAGCTCTGCATCTTTAGCTTTATTAAGTGCTATCTGAGCTCTTCTCACTTGAATCGCAGTTCTATTAGTATTTATAACTGCTTGAGAAGTGGTATCTTTAATTAAATCAGGATTATCTTTTATTTTTTTAGTTCTTGGCATAATAAATTCCTATGTTGAGGCAATTGCTCTAAAGTCTTTCACTAAAGGTACTGTAGCACTATTACTTGATCTCATTACTATTTTAAACTGCATAGTACCGAAACTTCCTGGAGGGTCAATTTCGTATTGAACTTCTTTAAATACCGATGGGTTATCATTTACAGTAATAGCCTCATTTGGATATCCAGGTTGCCATGCAACTGTTGTAATATCAGTAGATGAACCACCTTCTATTACTCTCCAATATAAATCTACGTTTGCAGATCTTGGCCTGTTAATATTTAAGAACACATCAATCTTATCTGCTTCTTCTGCAAGTTCAACCTTCTTAGTTATATATCTTGCTAATTGGTTACCTCCAGTAGGACTTAATTCATCGCCTGTAGGATTATCAATTACTCTATTCTGAATTGTAAACAGAGAAGCTCTATCCATATCAATTACTGGAGATAGTGTACTTCTTTCTGTAGTAAATACACATCTTAAATTATAAGTTTTAGTAGTAGAACTTGTATTAGATGGTGATGCAATAGATTTTGGTATTGAGAATTTTACATTCTGATTAGCCAATATCTCACCTTCCACATTAGCTACTTCCTGCTCACTATATGGAGTAAGATAATATCTAATCTGTGTGCCTGGAATTTGTAAGTCTTGTATAACATTTCTTACCATATCCATTTGTCTATTTTCTGTAGCATATACTGCACCACCACCACCGGAACCGGTTGCAGTTGCAGTATCACCATTTCTAGCTGTGAACTGATATGAATCATGTGTTATAGAACTACCAATAATATCATGTGTTCCTTCTAAGTTAGCAGCTGCTAGGCCGTTAAACGCTTCAACGCCTGAGAACCAAACCTTTGGATTATTAGCATTTTGCATTCCATGATTCTTATGTTGAACAGTTACAATACCACTATTAATAGTAGAAGTCATTGGATTTCTAATTCTAAGAGCAGCTGGTAACATATCGTGTACTAAATTAAGTTCTGCTCCTGATCCAGAAAATTCACATCTATTTAATTTAAACTTAAGGTCTCTACTTTGTTCTGGAGTCCATGTAGAAGCATTCGCTGAGGTAAAGAACACACCATTATATGGCTGTTTAGTAATTCTGTTATTAGGATCAGTCACATCAAACCCACCCATTTCAGCAACCCAAGCTTCATATAAATCGGATTGTGCCATAAGAACAATCGCATATTCTTGATTTTGTGCTAAGAATATAGGATAATCAAATTCTACTTCTGTTACTGCTGATGCATCTTCACTAATATTTACTTGGCCAGGATAGATTACTTTATCAGCTCCTGGGACTATTCTTTGTGTAGGTATACCATTTTCAACAGCTCGAATACTTGCTCTTACTGCAATGTCTGGATCGCTAGTCCTAAAGTATAAAGAAAGCGACTTACAGAATATACCACCTTCCGTATCAATTAAGAAAGTTTGTGCAAGTGGATCAGTATATTCAACAGTAGTTTCTACTGTAGTTTCCTTAACAACTCTAGTTTCACCAAGTTCATTTGTTACTAGTTGGCCAACCTTAGTTGAAATAACTTCTTTTTGTATTGATTCAATAAGTCCCGATGACGTAAATACTGCTTCAGAGAAAGTTGTCTCACTACCATCGCTAGTATTATTTGATTCCGAATCAGTTAATTTAAATGTTCTACTACCAGTCTTAAATTTAAGTATATCAGTTCTAGGTATCACAAATGATCCAGTACATACACCAGTAGAATCTGAAGTCAGAATAAAGGCTCCATTAGTCTCTTGGGCTGGCTGGCCCTGAAGACCAATATCCGGGTGGTTGTAATGGCCTTCATAAGTTTTTACTTCAGTTCTATCAGCAAATTCTTGATATGCTTCAGGTTTAACATAAGAACGGACTGATATATCATTGAAGAATGGATATACCTTAGTGTTAGGCTTGAGTAGTTCTGCTTTAAAGAAAATCTTTCTTGATCTCATAAATGGTATAAAGTTTACTTCAACAACTCTGTTATTAGATTCTCTGGTAGTTGTAGATGATGAAACACTTGTTGTCATACCAGTTCTAGCTTGATGTTCTGTAGTAGTAGTAGCTGTAGTAGTAGTAATTTTCTCTCGGCCACCTTGATTAAATACCCCATCAATAACATTCATGCCGCCACCACGGCCTTGCTCACCTTCCCACCAGAAGTCACCTTGGCCCAGGCCACCGTTACCATTCACAAATTCTGACTCTACTGTTACATCAACTTCAACACCAGTCCAGTTAGTTTCCCATTCATTCCAAACAGTACCAGCAATTCCATTCTCTTCAACCATTTCTAAGAATTGATTGTATAGTCCATCGTCATTAATAATAACATCGGGTCTAATATCGGTTTCTTTCCAATCATCAGAACCTGGAGACAGTGTCATTGTCCCACTCCAAGTAAATACATTATATGGGTTTACGTTAACCGATAGAGATGCATAAGGCTGATTAATATAAGTTGTTTTAGTGTATGGTAAAGTCATCAGTGACTTAGTTTGGACAATAGTTCCAGTATCACCGTCCTTACGAATTAGATTAACACTCTTTTCATCATACATAGGTCTTAGTGTGCCTGTAGATTTATCCATAGCACATTGATAGTCAGGATTAGATGGATTACCAATATTGTGTCCTCTGAAACCGTCAACTAAGAAACCATTTTTAGTTCTACTGAAATTACTACCATCAAATAATTGTGTATTAGATGCTTGTTGCTCTAATAAAGATAGAGATGTGTAATACTCTAGGTTCTTAACTCTCTTATCAATCTTACCAATATCCCTCATAGTATATCTTTTGTTATCAATGAGTTTTGGTATGACATCACCAGCGTCAAAACCATACGGCCTTAACCTAAGGTCATATAGTCCCATAGAATCTTCAGGCGCCTTGGGTGCTTTAGGAGTATCTGATGGTACACCAGTAGCAATCTTGAGTTCACCTTCTTTTGTGATAAATAGTTTATCAATTCTAGGCATATAATAAGATATAAACATAGAAACTGCGTGAGCTGGATCTGGTGCACTACTTACCGAACCACCGGTTGAAGTAAAATCATCAGTAGCATTGTCAGCTTTTCTAGGTCTAAAGTCTATACAATCTCTTAATTGTACAGTACCTTGCTGTGAACTAAATGAAGGTATATATTTGTAATCTGCAGTAGGGTATGAATCAACGGTAAAGTAATCACCGGCACCGTGTGTATAATAATCAAATGTTATTGTCAGTGCACCAGCTACTGGAGACGTACCTCTTTTTAGAACCAATCTGCCATTATCATAATAGTTAGCTCTTTGGCCATTATCTAAAATAAATCTTTCAGTTACATTAGTACCTGTAGAATCAACTACTGATACAATTCTAATAATATCAGATTTACCTAGTGGGTAACCATTGAGAGCCGCACTATAAGCTACACTACTAGCTACGGCATTATTTTGTCTTAACTTTTCTTTTTGTACTTTTTCATCACCTGCAATTTCAATGTCAGCAGAAACACGAACAGAAGTTCCATTAGCTGCAACTGTAGAAAATGTTAGAGTAGTTACACCATCGTTAGAAGCTCCAACAAATGTTGGAGTAGTATCTACAGCACCACCGCCTACTGCAATCATAGTTGCAGTATTTACATTTGTAAAGTGTCCTTGACCTGACGGTATACTAATAGTACACTGATTAGATGTTACTTGAGTTGTAAAATCTCTTTTTACTGTATATTCGGTATCACATGTTGCTCCATCAAATAAAGTTTTAATTGTGGAATACGGTAGTTTAAATACTAAACCATCATTACCAATGTCATATCTTAATGCAGTAGAATCTGATATATCACCTTTAAAGATTTCTCCACTACTATGACCTTGTGATACTGATTCTGTTTCACTAAATACTTTACTAACATTCATAGTAATATCAAATAAGTGAAGTCTTAAACAAGGTGATGCATCTGAAGAACTGACTGTATCGCCAACATTTTCAATGGCTCTTACTCTAGCAGTACCAATAGTATTACCCGTACCACCAGTTGCATCTTTTAAATTTAGAAGTGTAAATGCAGTTACATCCGGTGCTCCATGAACAGTAGATGTTAAAAGTTTGACATAGTTACCTACGGGTGTTGCTACGTTAGCGGTAGTATCAGTATTAACAGATACTGGTTCAGCTCTTGGTTTGTCAATAACTAAATATTTAGTTGACACACTCTCGTTTCTAAAACCTTGTACATAAGAAACACCTGGTTCTACACCAATAGCATACTTACCATCAACTCCACCATCAGCAGCGGATAAGTAACCATTATTTGAACCTACTATTAAATGATCCTTAATATCTAGTTGATATTGTTTTACAGCATAGTTACCAGATTCTTCAAATGTTCTCTTAGCTAATCTCTTAGTTAATTCTGCAGTTGGGTCAGATTTATCTGTATTATCTACCTGAATCTTACCATTGTCTACTCTTAGAAGTGTAACATAGTTTGTATTACTACTGTTTAAATTCGTAAGAGATTCTTTAACAATAGCAGTTGAAATTTTATATCTTGTTGCACCAGGAGCGGCCTCGTTAGGAGTACCTTGAGCATTATCTGTAAGTGATGCATCAGTATCAGTATCTACCACAGTTTCTATTACATTAAGACCGATTACATAAGATGGAGTATTGCTATACTTATCTAATATAAGAGATGTGGGTGGTACATATGCAAAAGTACCAGATAAGAAATATACACCTTCTTCAATATTTACCGAAGATCCTTGACCAATAGGTGTTCCACTAGACTGTACTTGTCCATAGTATACTGGAGAACCGTTTGAGGAAAATTCTTCGCCAGCTGCAAATGTTTGTACTGTTCTGTTAGTGCCGCCAGAAGATTCATATTTAATATAAAGAGTGTTAGGATCTGTTCCGTCAGAAGCAATGACTGCAATTACTCTAGCTGTAATATTTGTGCCAGAATTATTACTACCTGTGATAGTAGTACCAACAAACTGTGAAAGGTAACTATCTGAGTTTAATACACCAGCAATACTATGTGTAAAGGAAGAGTCAATCTTAATAAAGTCATATTGAGTATTTACTGTGACTTTACCACCAACAACTCTTGAGCCATGTTTAAATGCATACTGGCCGAATCTATCAATCTGAGCCTGCATTGCAGTTTGCATCTGGGTGAGTTCTCTGGCCTGGACTGCGTAACCAGGTCTGTATAACACTCTATGATAATTCTTTGTCTCGTTAAAGTCATCATAGTATGGTGGTTCAGGAAATGTTTTAATTGTAGTTGTGCTCATATTGCCCTTTCTCTTTTATTTAATACACAAGTATTTATATTAGAATTCAATGATAACTTTTATGTCTTCAATCTGTGTAGTAGTTCTATTAATAGGATTTCTATTTTCTAAAAACATAATATCACCAGTGCCTGGGTGTACTTCTGGATTACCTAATGAATTTGCTGCTTCAAGTGCTCCAGTAACAGAACTTGTTTGGCCGACTATGTTTTCGCCACCAGTAAAGTTTTTATATCCAGTCTTATCATTTTGATGATAATATACATATCCTGTTGCTGCATTTATCTCTACGATATAAGCTTGAGCGCCTGATGTTTGACCTACAACTAATTCATCAACTATATAATCAGTTACGGTAGTAGTAGGTTGGAAGTCAAAATATCTAAGAGCTTTTAATGATGCCGCCGTTGCAATTGCACCTGGGCCATATAGTTTTGGATTTCTGATAAGAGTGACTTGTCTAAAATCATTACCAACAGTAAGGTCGCCATCTTCGTTACCCGTTAACTGGGTATTAAGACCTATGAAAAATGCACCCAATTCTTTAATGGGTTGTACACCGTGACCAAGTTCTGGAGCAATAACTGCTCTTGCAGCTGCATCACCAGCACTAAATGTAATAGAAGCTACAGTGTAATTGGTTCCCTTATTAGTAATATTAATACTATCAACTGTTTGGTTAGAACCAGACCCACTCATAACTGCAGTTGCAGTTGCGCCCGTACCATCTCCAGAAATAATTACGTTAGGTGTAGTAGAATATGTGCCTCCTGCTGTGACGTCAATTCTTTCTATACCAGCCGCTGTAAGTGAATCTCTAGAAGCCTTTTGGTTAAGATATTGTGCATAATCTGCTTCCGATAAAGCTAATTCTGCAACACTATCACTAGCAAAATCAAGGGAAACAGTCTTGACTGGCATATATGATGTTGTTAAGAATTTTTCTGCATCGGCAACTGAAATCGTATACATATATTTCCAAATATATCCATCAGATTCTGCAGTTGGATCAGTAAGTGTTTGTGTAGGCTGTACAGTAGAAACCGAACCACCTGCTTTAATACACTTATATACCTTAAATTCGTTTGTTACAATGTAGAACTTTTTATCAAAGATCGAGCCATCGTCTGAATCCCATGCATGATAACTTGTATCCGAGGCCCAAGTATATCTTGGAATAACATGTGATATATCCGCAGATCCGATTAATTTCATACCAATCATGTTTTGGTATGCCTCACCTAATGTATCTAAAGCATCAACTGGAGTTGTAGGTGTTGTATCGGTTGTATCAGATGTGGTTAAAGACCAAACGTCAGATTTTCCAATTCCTACATAAACACTAGTTGCGGCATCAGCTACATCTTCTTTAAAATTTTCGGCATTGATTACCCTAAAATTTGATGTTACTATAGCAGTCATTTTTTTGTTTCCTATTAATTTGTATGAATAAACGAATTCACATTATAGTTATTTATATCAGTTGTGGTAGTACTTTGAATTTGTACATCGCCAAATTCTTCTATTCTCTCATTAAAATCAAACTTCTTAGTACTGTTAAGATATGTATCACCTTTCAGATTAAAGTAGTTATTCTGTGGCTGAGTTTTAGAACTGTCAGACAGATGGTTGAGAAGTAGTATTAAAATTGGCTCTATATCTTTAGCTCTAATTTCATTATGACTACCAGAGTCGATTCGTAGTATTGGGTCATTTGTATAACCTGACCCTGGGTTAGTAATATTATATCCTGAGATTTCACCCTCATTTATTTTAGCGACTGCAGTAGCACCACTACCACCTCCGCCTGTAATTGTTACAGTAGGTACATTAGTATATCCAGAACCTTTGGATATTAAAACAACCTTTTCAACCTGACCATTTTCTATTGTGGCATATGCAGTTGCATTTCCGCTTACTGTGACAGTCGGAGAAGAAGTATATCCAGTTCCAGAATTAGTCAATTCTAAAGTTTTTAAACTAGAAGAATCAAAAATAAATTCTGCAGTAGCTTGTACATTTGTTGATAATAATACACCCTCGGCATCTTTCGCAGTAGGTTCTGAAATTACTATAACCGGTGGTTTTGAATAATTTTTATCAGCAGTTCCGGCAAAATCAACATATGCCAAACTACCATCGTTTGGATTAGCAGCAACAAATCCGAAGATAGATTGATATCCACTTCCGGAAGATACAATTGTTATATTATCTTTATCTAATCTTCCTTGACTATCAATACCTATAGTAACCACAGGGGCAACTAAACCCTGGCCCGAGGCAGCTATTCCATTAAATGTAATAGTAGGAGCAGATGTGTAACCGTATCCCGTTTCACTAATATCTACTCCAGTAAGTATACCATCGGATTTTAATAACGAAGCAGTAGCAGTAGCACCAGTAAGAGAATGATTAGTTCCAGCGCCGACACTAGTAATATCAGTTTGTGCTCCATTTAGAACAGCCTGTAGTGTTACTTCATAATTACCATTTGGTTGACTAGAATCTGCAGCAACATTTGTCATAATAAAATATGTGCTACCACTTACTAATCCACCAATAGAGGTATTACCTCCAGAATTATATGTCACCAAACTTCCCACTGGTAAAGAGTCTGCCTGAGCTTTAGTTAATTTAATTGTATTATCAATAAGGTTAATAATACCCACTCCAGCAGCTTCGTCATCACTTCCATCAAATTCAATAGGAGCAGGGGCAGCAAAAGAAATACCTGGTATATCGTAATCTCGGCCGCCATCGGTTATAGTTACGGCACTAACTGAACCGTTTGTGATTGTAGGAGTTAATGTGGCATTAGTAAACCCTGCAGGAGTTCCAGTATCTACTGTAGTAATAGTTGGAGGTGTTAAATAACCAGACCCACCACTAAGAATAGTAACATTAGAGATTACTCCATTTTTAAGCTTAGATTGAGGTACACTTATTGCACCAGTTCTATGTATTTTACTGCCAATAGATGGCAAGAATACTGAAGCAAACATTTGTACGAGTATAGGTAAATCTTCAATACCAATCGCACCTGGTTGTCTTTCTGGCATGGCAGATAAAACTTTACGATAAAGTGTATCACCTTCGATAGTATCTTCACCCAATATTGCTTTAGTTAATTCCATAATAATAAGAATTTCACCAAAGAATTTAAATCCAGCTGGATGCACTAATCTATTAAATACATTTTCCCAAGTAGATACGTTTTGACCTGTTCTAATTAAGTAAGAGAATTTTTGGTATCTTAAAGAATCCTGAATCTTAATAACATTAGATAACTGGCCTTTATTATCCAAATACTGTCCACCTTTCGGTAGTGCAGCATTAATATCCCAATTACCTGAAGAAGGAATTAAAGTTTTATCCCATGGATACTGTACTTCCACTTCATCATTAAATAAGAGTCTGAAAAAGATTTCAATAGAATCTGCTGAACCCCTAACCTTATAATAGTCAACAATGTTTTTATAAAGATTTCTTTTATTAACTGTAATGTCTCTTGGTATTACTGATGCAATTTCTTTCTGCATTAACTCCAAGAATTGTTGAGAGTTATTATCAATGTCCATCGCACGTTCTATGTTATTCATAACGTGAGACGGGCCTGGGCCAACCCAATTTTTAATAGGTGTGTTTAATTTTGCAATCGAACTATTATGTGCCTCTAGACCAAGTACCTGAAATGTTTTTCCTATTTCAGAAGTTTCAAATGCAAGAGATCCTGGTAATTCGTTACCATTAGATATGTTGACATTTATATCATTTAGTGGTATAATAGTCACAGTGCCATCTGCTGCTGTAACAGTCATTGTAGAATCAGCACCCTGTTCATCAGTAAAGAATGCATCATTTTCATTTCTTGGATCTGATATTCTAAATACTGCCTTATTATCAAGTACTACGTCTTGGAAATCTTCATTTTCTGCATAAATAAATTCATCCAGATTCATAAATGTATAGTATGCTTCAAGAAGCTGTTTCATTCCTGCAGAATCTTCTAATATCTCCGAGGGTATTAATTGTTCTACACGTAGTTTTTCTTTACTCTTTCTTGTAGATGAGGCAGTAGATTCAATATAACCTGGAGAGGATATATCGGCCGAATAACTCTGCTTATCTTTTGTAGACATTATCTTAATCTCGACGGCGTATTGTAGTTAATAGTTCCTGTAGAACCTGATACAGAGATGGTATCAACACTTGGAGTAATACTAACTCGTAAAGGGTCGATTGCAATCAACTGGTCTCTTTTAGGAGCTAAGTCTAATGAATTAGGTGTTAAGGTTACTCTTATTGGATCAGTAGTTAAACCAGTAAAGCTATGAAGTGTGACCGTTCCCTTATCAGAGTCAAGTATACCTGCATCATTTACTACTGTTACATTATTACCATCTACAATTTTATAAATGATAATTTTTCTATTATTAGAACCAGAAATAGTTATATCACCAAAGTAATGATCAATAGTGGTCGAGTATGATAATTTAAACGCAGTCGATGTTAAAATAAATTCTGTTGATGAACCTGACTTATAGAAAGGTGATGTAAATTTCAAAGCAAAATTACTTTTACCTTCTACAGTAGATGGTGTAATATTCATAAACATATATGGTCTTACTGTAGAGTTTTGTATAGAAGGATCTGCCGAATCAATAAGATTTAATAATTGTGAATGTCTGAATACACCATCAAACTTATTAAGGTTATTAAAGTTATAATCAGAAATAGTATCTCTTACAACAGAAGTTAATTCTACCGAAGTTCTATCTGTAAGGTTTGGATTATATTTAAAGAATACATCTAGTTCCAAATAAGTGTAGTTTGGATCCACAATTTCTGGTGTGATAGAAACTACGTTCTTACCTTTTAGAATACTACCTGTAATATCATCCTTTTCTGCTTGAGTAAGTGTTTCTGCAAGAATAGGTTTAATAGAAATATAAGCCTTACCATAATCAGGTGGATCGTTATCTTCACCACCCCAACATGAGATAGAAGAAATATTTGTAAATTCTCTTTGGATAATTGCTCTATAATCATCTGATGTTACGGCTCTATTCTGCGATGTAAACGTTAGTGGCGCATTGAATCTAATTGATTCTGATGTTTCTTGTTCTGCACCACCTGCAGAAGAATTGAGTGTAGTAACAGTAGATTCTCCAAAACCACCTATAGAGTCAGACATAGTAAATGCATTAGCGCCGTTGGATTCTGAACCATCAGTATAGACATAATCTAAAGTAATGATATTATTATTGTTTGGTTTTCTACCAGTAACACCATCACCAAAATAAATTTCATAATAGTTACTAGCATTTTCTTGTAAGTAATATACTTGTGACGATGAATTAACTCCTAGTAGAGATTCAAAACGCGAATAAATATCATATGCAGAAGACTCTTCGTTTTCTTGTACTCTTACTCTTAATGTACTTGTATCTGCATCTCCATCTGATAACTGAAACTTTTGATTTTCAATGTCATTGTCCACTCTATATTTAAGAGATTTATAATAACCTTGAGCAATATCTACGTCAGTAAATATATACTTTTTAGTTATTGGAGCTGAAGTCGTTTGTAAACTAGCAGTTTGAGTTTGTAATGTTACATACTGATATGGCTTTTGTGCTACCTGAGTTCCTAATTTAGTACCACGTGCCATTGTTAAATTATCAGGCAATATACCAACCTCATCTGTTACATCAATTTCAATATTAACTCTTGCTCTTGGTGCCAAGATCGAGCGAGGTACATAACCTAGAAGTTTTGCTCTTGTGACTACATTACCACGAATTTGTGCTGAGTCCAAGAATGCTTCATTCAATGAAAAATGAGCAGCAATAGCATTATAATGTGTATTATATGCAAGTACATCTAATAGAGTACTTAGACCTGAACCTTCAAAGTTATAATCATTAAACTCCGATTGTGTCTTTAAATAATTTTTTAGATTTTGTTTGATCTGATCAAAATCTAATTCCGTGACATTTAGGTTAGTCGCCATAGTTTACCTCAACCTTCTTAATACAATCTCGACTGATTCGTCGGTATCGAATTCTTTTATTTTAAATACTACTGTTATATTATAAGAGTTAGAATCATCCTGGTACTTAATATCTATACCTTTAATTGCTACCCTAGGCTCATACTTTCTTATAACTCTTCTTATATTATCTCTTAAAGCAATTCTAGTAATAGAATCTGCTGGTTCAAAAAGTAATGCTCTTAAATTTGCACCTATATCTTGATTAAATGGCCTTTCATAGAAATTAGTAATAAGTAGATTCTTTACTGAATTTTTAATAGCATTATCGTCTTTAAGAGGGACAATGTCCTTTCTAATGGGATGTAATGTTAAAGATAAGTCTAAGTCTCTCCAACCTTTTACTCTGGAGGTAATTCTTGCTTTCTTTACATCTCCGATTATACTTTTATCGGATAATATTTTAGGTGAACTTGCCATATTAGTATTTATACCTATATTCCAGATAGCTTAGAGTTTATCTCATCTATGGTAAAATTTAATTTAGCTGCATCAGATGATACAGTTTCCGTTGAAGTAACACTTGTATTAGATATTGCACTAGGGTTAAAAGTAATTAAAGGATCCAAATATGCAATATTACCAGAATACCCCATTAAAGATAATGGATCAGTGAAATATGTGGAATCACCAAAGTTTGAACTAGGTCTAGGTTCTGTGCCACTATCATATAA